GATTACACTTGAACTAGCTTCTAAAGTAAATTTAAACTTACTAGAGGTTGCTGTATGAAATGCAGCGATATTCAAACCATTAAAATAAGTATCTCCTTCGTATCCAGCATCACTAGTAGTATGACCATTTTCATCTCTTCCTGCAGTTGGAAACCAACCACCAAAACCTTCTATAGGTTCAGTAGAATCAAAAGAATCCCATCCATGAGAACTAACTGATCCTGAAACTTGGGAAGATCCTTCTTTTATAATCTTAGCAAGTCTAGTAGTGGCAGTATATCCTTGATTAACTCCTACATTAGAAGATGGAGTCTGGAATCCAAATTTATAGAATACAGCAGGTAAATCATCTACATTTTCAGAATCCAAACTTAAATATACTACATACTTACTAGAATAGTCTCCTGTCTTTACATAAATTAATCCTTCATCAGTATAACCAGAATCAAGAGTTGCTCCTTTTGGAGATTTAAAAGTACTAGAAGATGACCATCCAGCCGTTTCTCCTTCTCCTGAAGCTTCGCCAGCTAGATCAGCTTTTGCTACTATCTTTGTTTTATTAATGATAAATGTAGTATCTGCTACTGTAGTTGCAACTATATTATCTTTAACTCCTCCTGTAGCTGTGACTTCTAAATAAGGTATATCTCCATTAACAACAACTGAAGCATGTGATCCATCGACAATCGTTGAAATTGAGGCATCAGTAACAGTATCATGTAATACTGGTACTTGTATACCATCTTTATCGTATGCTGTTAAAGTTTTTGTACTAGCTGAAGGTCTACTGAGAACCATTGTATACTCTTCTTCTCTATCTCTTCGTATACTATGGATAAATAAATCGGTTTCTGAGGTAGTTGAAATTCTTGCTCTATGTTCAGTTCCTGGACGTTTTTCCAAACCTCTAGCAATAGAACTTAGACCATTAACTTGTCGTTCTGCCTGAGAGGATAATCTAATTTCAGGAGGTTGCTGAGAAATACCATTAATTAAATTCGGAATAGAGGTAGAAACTAATGCTGGCATAATTAGGAGTATAAAATTCTTTGAGATTCTAGAAGTGTTTGAGGTTGAGTACCTCTATCTAATGCACGGAAAGTATCATAATTATCAAATATATTAAAATCTGCCATTTGGGAATCAGCATCTCGTAAAGCAAATAAAGCAACTTGTTCATCTTTCCATTGAAGCTGAGTCATCTCACTAGAACCTAGAATATTTTCTTGGAATTTTCTTCCTGCTCTAAGTGTAATGTATCTCCTAGCTACTTCTGGAATTTCTTCAAAATCAAAAAGAAGTACAATATCTACTTCTACATCAGAAGAAAATATGAATGTATTTTTTGTACGATCATATAGTTTACCATTTCGTAAAACTATATCTGAATCATATTGTCGTTTTAATTTTATAGTGTCTACTTGAAGAGTATTTACTGGAACATTTATATTATTAGATGAAGCTCTACTCAAGGTCAATCGTATATCAGTATTAAAAGACCAGCCTAAAGATTGAACTTCACGAGAAATATTATCAAGGAGGATGGCTGCAATCTCTGCTTCTTGAAGTCCAGAATTTAAAGTATTTACTGGAGCTTCTCCAATTCCAATTAGCATGGAATTAATAGCACTTAATTTTGTAGTTAAAGAGACAGCCATATATATTTGGGGATAAAATTATGAGGAAAGAGTAGAGGGGTATGGAGAACTACTTTCACCCCTCTACAAAAGTGGGATATAGCAAGAGGATTAACTATACCCCACGAGAGGTTATTATGAAACAGGTGCAACAAGTAATACACTCATTGCTGGACGTAGTACGTTGTGACCCATTGCATATTTAGAAACGATTAGAGTTCCTTGACGATTGACCATATAATCTGTCTCAACCGAAAGGTCTAATAGTTTAACAGTTGCTACTGCATCTTTGTTCATGACAATAGCACGAACTTTCTCTCCTTCACCACCATAAGCTGCAGCGGCAGGAAGATCGTAAACAGCGGCCCTGTTAGATTCTGCTGAACCTAATGGTGCATCAGCAGCGGCAACTGCACCAGCACGAGAAGATCCACTACCACTCATAGTCCAGAGATTGGTTGCCCAACCAGAAGAACCACCAGTTCCAAGATGAGGAGTTCTAACTACTGGAATACCCGCAATAGTTGGAAGATCTACATCTTTAACTGAACCACTTCCACCTACATCCTGATTAAACAGGTGCAAGTTAGCAGTAGTCTCAGAGTTAGTCTGAGATTTAAACATGTGATAGAATATATCTGTTGCACAGACACATACTAAATCATCTAGAGGTGCGCCAGCACTTTCTAGAATACGTTTAGCTTCGATAACTCCTTCCATGAAATACATGGATTTTACAGAATTAGCAAGACTTGCGTATGTTACATTAGCTGTGAAGTCCTCATCATCCCATGCTGTGCCAGACTGATCTTGAACAAGAGCAGCTACTGCAGCTTTGGAAGTTGATAGACCAGCTTTGACAGCCATTCTAAGTATGTTTTTATCCGCAGCATAAGCTAATCCATAAGCAGCTTCTGCAGAATAGACTGAACGTATATCATACTGTGCCATCGCTTCATCAATATTAGGGATGAATTGATTTACAATCAAAAGATCGTCAATGGTGACAATTCTTTCAGTTTGTGCAGCATTTGCGGCTGGAACGATTTCATTTCCAGGTGTATGATACCCTGCTGTTCTATGTTTACCTGTCATAATGAACTGTGCCGATTTACCCTTCTTAATATTTCGGGTTCTCGTATAGTTCATCATTACATTTTTAGTCTGGAATGCGGTCATGACCTCGCCAGCATATAACTTTAGAAATAACGATCTAGAGCTACCTGCCTCATTGACCATACCAGATCTTATTCCAGTATAATTTTGTGCCATATTTTAATTTTAATTGAGATTAAAGTTTACTAGTTTTTATACTAGCACGATTTAAAGTTACGGCTTTATCTTCATCGTTCTCAATTAAAGTTATCCTCCTCAGAGGGCAATAATTTTGTTCGTATGTTTTACTTCCGTATTACATAAGGTTAGAAGATTCTAGTCTCCTAGTTACTTCTTCCCTAAAAGCAGGATCAGTCTCATACTTAGGATCTCGCATTGCTTCAGACATTTGTGATAATGACTTAAATGCTTCTGATCCAGATTTACCAGTTGATCCCTGCAATAAATTTGGCTCACTTCCGTTTGCCATTTTATATTGAGCGTTGAGAGATTTTATTGCAAACATACCATCATTTGGGTTTGCACTCTCCAACGCTCTGTTAAAAGCTTCTTGTTCAATTTGAGGTAAGGACTTTGCAGCCCATGATACTATATCTTTGTATTCTTTCTCACCTCCTACAGAACTATAAGCTGCATCTGTAAGTTTTTCTGTTATTGCATTCTGCCCTTCAATCCATGAATCAACCATTTCAGAACTCATCCCTTTTTCTTTAAGTTCTGCATAAGATTCTTTTGATAAAGTATTAGTATCTACATATTCTTTCTGATACTTATCGTAATCTAATCCTTGTTCTGATAAGGCTTTTTTAGTTTCCTCTATAGTTGGTTGGAGAGGAGTCTGTGGAGGTGGTGAACCCTCATCGCTGTCCGTCACAGACTCCGATTCGGATGATAATTTTTGCTCTAATTCATGATAGGCTTTTGCCATATCTTCAGGACTTTCAAATTTCTCTGGAAGCCATGATGGTTGCTCATCTTCTCGTTCTACTGCATTAGCTTCTTCTGCTAATTGAACCATAGCTTGTTCATGCTCCTTAGTTCCTTCAGGAGGTGGGGGAGCATCTTCATGAGTACTTATTTGTTGGAATTCTGCCATAAATCCTCTCTTTAGATTAATTAGTCATTTCTGGTGGAGGTACTTGTCCTTCATCCGGTGCTTCGTTTAAACCACGCATAAGTTCTGGCGTACCTTTTTCAGCCATCTTACCTAACATTTGTTGATTTACCATTTCAGCTTGTTTAGCTTGTGCTGCTTGTGCTTCAAGCTCTTTCTGTTCCTCAGTCTTTATTAATCCTTCGGTATCAATTCCAAGAGAACTGGCAAGACGAGTGATGTAATCAGAAACATTTAGTTCCTGAAATACATTTGGTCCTAAAGGAGCTAGTTGCTGTAAGAACATTCCTAATTTATTAAGGTCTTCTCCTCTTCCAAGAGCTTCTACTCCTGTAATAATAAGAGGTTTTAATCCTTCATCAGGTAAAGTAGGAATTTTCTTTTCTTTACTCATCTTATGCATTAGAAGTTCTACCAAAGGTAGTTGAAATTCTTGTGAAAGAACTGCATAAACTCCACCTAAAGCTATTTCTAATTCTTGGTGCGCTATTCTAATTTCTTCTGCAGTAACTCTTTCTGCATCTCTTCGTATAGAAGAGTTCATTAGGAATACCCTTGACAATCTAGTCTGTAACATTTGAATAGTTTGGGCAGCTATTGCAAAGTCCTGAGATTTTCCTAGTTGAAGAGAAGAAACATCTTGGTCATCTCCTGTTACTATAGCTCCATTAGGAGATTCTGCTAAAGTCTTAACTCTTGTAGTACCATTTGGTCTCACAAGAAATAATACTTTTGCTGCTGCAGCCGAACCTTCAACAATGGATTGAGTAAGGGATTCTAATGATTTCAGATCTCCTAAATATTCTTCTACATATCCTCTTCCATAATCTTCTCCATCCATTGATGTAAATCTAAGTGCAAGAAAAGGATTACGTTTCTTGGTGTATGTACCTTCTGATCCTGGAACTATATCACCATTTAACTCCTGATGAATTCTCCAGTTTTTTCCTGTCCATTTAATACAAGTATAGAGATCTTGATTTTTTGTAGTGTCTTCGGATTCAGGATCATCTAGAAGTTCTTTTGTTTTATCAGGAAGAGAAAGAGGAGATAAGGATTCTTTTGTTATAATTTCTAATACATTTCCCATTGCATCTCGTTTAACAACATAACGATCTAAACGGAAAACTCTTATCTGATCTTTAGGAGGTAGGTAAACGAGAACATTTCCTGTAACAATAAGTTGTTTGAGTGCTTCAGAAATAGGAACTCTTAATCCTCTAACTTCAATTTCCTGCATTACTAAGCGTTCAATTTTTGATAGGGACTCTTCAGCTTCCGATCTTTGTTCAGATATAAGTGCTTCTAGTTCTGCATTGTCTATAACTAAACGGAAAAAAGGGGAATTAGGTGGAAGCAAAGTCAATAGAAGCTTAGAGCTTAAATTATTTACTCCTTCTGCTCCTACAGATTGAAAGGGTGTCATCAATTCTGAGGTGCTTGTATGATCTTCTAGAGGTAGGAGACTAGGAATAGTAAATAAGGAAGCTTCTCTTCCTCTATTGAGATAGTTATCTCTATCGATTGAATATTTAATATATCTGCTTTTGACTTCTCCTTCTTCAGGATATTCAGAGTCTATATTAACTTCAGTCTTTGTTTTATATTTCATTTATACATTTGGTCTATCTATTCGTAAAGATCCTCGTGCTTGACTTTTTGCTTTGTTTGCTGCTAATTCTGCAGCAGATTTATTTTTTGCAAACCCTTGTGCTGCTGCATCCCATTTAGGAGGAGTTACACTTTGACCTTTACTCTTTGGTAAAAGAAAATCTGAGAGTTCATTTCCCCATTGACTAATAAGACCCAAACCTGCATTAATATTACTGAGCATCATCTGACCTCCAGTACTCATATTAGCAAAAAGATCTCCCATTGATCCTCCTTGACCTGTTCCAAATTGTGCTAAATTTGGTTGATCAAGAGGATTAATAGTAGAAGTAGCAGGGTTAAGATCTATATTACCTAAGTTTTGTTCTGTTGTTCCACCCATGTCAAAGGTTCCTGAACCTCCCCCTAGAATACCTTGAGATGGATCATAGGAAGGCATAGTAATACTAGGAATAGAAATTCCCCAACAAAGATCTACTTCTCCTTCATAATCAAAAGACTCAGATGAGATTTCTTTTAATCCACCATCTATCCATTCGTAATTGATTTCTGTATAAACTTTCATATTTATTTCTCTTTTAAAAATTTAAGAAGGTCTCCTAATTCTTAGGTTCATTCTTTTTCTTCTTAGTTTATTTGGTTTAAATCTAGGATCTTGAGTTGTAAGTCCTTTTCCTGCTTCAGCTAAAAACTTTTCCGGTACTACATCAGGTAAACTAGCTCCTTGATTCATCATGCACATCTTCTATACTCTCCTTATAAGTAGCTCTAATAACATTAATTACATCCTGTTGACCTTGAAGAAATCTGATATCTTCAATATTTATTGAATTATTTCTTGGTAATTCATTAGGAAAAGTTTCCTTTAACCAAACTAATAAATCCTCAGAAATATTATAAGCTCCTATCATAATACAACCTTTCTATTCTAGAGTAGGGAATTTGTATATAGTAAAACAAAGATATAACTCTTATCTATTGAATTTATTAATTAATTTCACACGCTCCCCCTGAGCAAGCAAGCTCCTGGGAAGCCACAGTATAATCATCACTTTCATATTCAGAAAGCTTACTCCAATCAAGAACAGGCATCTTTTTAAGTAATGCTTTATACTCTTTTTGGGAGCAATCTTGGTATGGTGCTTGTTTATAAACATGATCAGAATAAGGAAGAAAAGAAACACCTGAAATTGAATCAAAGTTTCTATATACAAAGGCTCCTACTTCTAACCACTCATCTTCTTTTACAGATATAGTTTGACTAACTTTATGTTCAGTAAATGCTTCTCCATAAACTCCATGTAAAACAAGTTGATCTATAGCAGATAAATCATTTCTACATAAAGCATCTTTAGGAGACTCCATAGGAAAAGAAAATACTACTCCTGTTTCAGGTTTAACTACATCATCTTCATAGGGAATACCCTGTTCTATCATCAGTTGAGTGATTGGATCTTTCTTGTCTCCTCTAACTGTTCGTATATAGTACAGACTATGCCTAGTATGTATTCCAGAAGCAGAATTTACTAGTTGTGAAACTGTTCCTGAAGGTTTAATAGCTGTAATAGCTGCTGAAGGATTGATACCTATCTGATCAGACATCCACTTGTTCTGTCCTAATGCTTTTTCTTTAAGAAGTTCTAAATTCTCAGAAAGGATATCAATCTCTGTAGGAGATACTAAGTCATGTCCATTGGTGAGATCATTATCCATGATACCAGTTAAACTAACTCCTAATAATCTTTCTTCTTCACAGTTTGTTTTCCACTTATTAGAGATGTACCTAAAGTTTGTTAGCGTAGATTGCCA